ATCTGGTACCAAGCCGGCGAGGTATTCCATTGGATACGTTCGTCCTCGAGGCGGTCGCCGGCGATCTTGTAGGCGACGCGGTCAATGTTGTCGGCTCCTGGCATGTCGCCTTTGCGGCCCAGCCGGCCGTGGTTGCCGTACTCACAGGTGACGGTGACATGCTCGAAGATGGCGAGCATCCGGCGGACGAAGTCTTCCATAAGGCCGGCGGTGGCGAACAGCTGCTCAAATAGGTGCGCTTCGACTTCGTATGGTTGCCCTGGGAAGATGCCTAAGCCTTCGACCATGTCGCCGCCGAACATGACATGCGCTTCTTTGACGGGGTGATCGGCGCGCTGGATCTCGGTCATCGTGCTGATCTTCTCAGCGAACCGGTAAATCCGTTTGCGGCAAGTGTCGATGTCGTAGTCGGAGGTTTGTTTGCCGAGCTGCCAATCGGTCGCATGGATTAGCGCGACCTCGGCGTTTTTCTTGCGGGCTTCGCTCTTAGGTTTGGGAACGCTCGGAGCGCGTCCAAGTGTGACGGCCGCATCTTTCGCCGCCTGATAAACGGCTTCAACAATGGCCTCGGATTTGGCGTGCGCTTTGCGGGTGGCGCGTTGCTGTCTGACAAGCGCGTCGCGTAGCTCTTGCAGCTCTACTTCCTGGTCGAAGTCATCGAGCATGAGCCCGTCGCCATTGTGCGATCGGATACTCAGAAATGTCGTATCCCCACTTCTTCAGCACCGCTTTGATCGTCGGCGTGCTGTAACCGAGATCCATGAGCGCGGTGCGGAGCGCTTCGGATCGTTCGGTGTCCAGTTCCTCGAGAATCTTTTCAATCTTCGGGGTTGGTGGCTTCGGGCGTGCGGCATCGAAGTCGGACATGTCTGGCACAGTTGCCTCCTTGTGCTAGTTGAACAAAGCCTTCCAAGTATTCGGGCCAACCAAACCATCCACGGTGAGATGCTGATCGGATTGGAAGGTCTTGACCGCGCCTTCGGTTTGGGGGCCGAAGATGCCGTCGACAGGGCCGACGTTGTAGCCGAGCATCTTGAGCTCACGCTGAATCAACTTGACACGCGACTTGGCTGAGCTGCCGCGTTTCGTGACATGCCCTGGATAGCGGGGTCCATCGACGACGGCCGGCTGAGTGGTCTGTGCGGGCAGGCCGTCGAGGATGCGTTCTGAGATTGGTGAGGCGTAGCCCCAAGTGTCGGGTGTGACCTCGAGGTGGAGGTGGTCGTTGACGGCGCCTGGGGGACGGCCGATCCAGCCGCGGCCTACTTCCCAGTAACGCTTGGCCCAGTAGTCGTGAATGCGTTGGATGCCGAGCAGTTCATGATGCTCGATCAGCCACGGGATGACTTCGTTCTCGACGGTGTCGCGGGTTGGTGCGTTCGGATGGTTTCCGTCTCGCCGGTACGAATAGTCGTGAGCTGCGCCGAAAGCATGGGACGACCAGGCGGTGCCGCCACGGATCGGACGCCGGCCATAACAGCCAAGGTTCCACAAGCCCCAGCGCTGCTCAAGGTACTTGCGGATCTGGATCAGGTTCGGTGAGCAGGTGTCGAACGGGGCGCGTGGCGTGTCCCGTTGCCAGCTGTGATATCTCAAGACTTCCGTCCGATGATCGGCGTCACTTCGTCGCCTCGACGGGCCGCGATGCCATTCCCTACCGCGTAGCCGGCGATCATGCCGATCAGGCCGGTGCCGGCCGACTGGTCGACGCTGTTCGTGGCGAGCAGGATCGTGACGCATAACAGGGCGACGAGAGCAATCATGGCTTTTGACGGGTTGACGATGTTCATCGGTCGAATCCAATCCATAAGCAGACAATCACGATGGCGCTAAGAACGACGGCGAGGCCGAGCGTCTTAGCGTCGTCGCTGGTGACGATCATGAGATTTCGGGGTCAGGTGGCGGCGTCGGGTTGATGAAGTTGGTGCCGTCGAATGCCCAGCCGATACCGGCCGGCTTGTCGGCGGTGTACTCGATCTCGTTGTCGGCCAACTGATGATCGGCTGATATCACGATGATGTTGACACAAACGTCGTTTTCGACAATGGCGGCGGTGCGCTCAGTCATTAGGCAGGCTCCTGATACTCGATCCAGACGTAGCCGGAACCGCCTGCGGCCCCGGTGGGGCTCCCTGCGGTACCGCCGGCTCCGACGGTGATGGTGATGCTGGCGGCCGGTGTGACGGCTGCGCCTGCGACGATATGGGCGCCGTCTTCGGCGCGGCCTGCGGCCGCTGACGTTGCCTTGCCAGCTGTTCCAAACGCGCCGTGCCCACTATTGGCCTGGCCAGCGTAGGCGATGTTTCCGATGACGTTCCCGCCTGAGCCTGCGATGCCTGCTTTAGCGCCGCCGGTAGCGGTCACGGTGCCGCTCGCAAAAGCGACAGACGAAGACCCGCCGTCGCCTGCGCCGTTGTTCTCAACGCCGACACCCCCGCCGCCTCCCTTGATGTGGGCGATGGCGTAGGTGACGCCGGTGGGTACTGTCCAGCTGCCGGACGCGGTAAATCGAGCGACTTTCTTCACGGTTGATGCTCCTACTGTGGCCCAGCTTGTTCCGTCATAAACCTGGACGGCGTCGGTGTCCTCGAGGTAAGCGAACTGGCCTTCGGCAAGCGTCTTCTCGCCGGAACCGCCAAACGCGGCGTCGCGCTCAGTTGAGGATGCGAATACGGGGATGCCGGTGTTGATCTGAGTGACCTGGGCGGCGGTCAGCACTTGGCCGGCGGTGAAAGCCGGCACGGAGGTTTGGGCGTTGGCTCCCATAGGTGCTCCTTATCCTAGAACATTCTCGGCGTCGAGCACACCATAGACGGCGTCGTCCAGGATGAGTTCGTAGACGATGGTGGTGGGGCTTGTGTAAAAACGGGCGACATGACCGCCGGCGGTGTCGATGTAATGTTCGACGCCTTCGACTGCGAGTTCCTGGGCGAGCTGCGTCGTCGATGCGCCATTGATAAACGACTTCTCGATCGTGATGGTGTCGCCGATGTCGATCGTGGCGACGACGTCACGTTGCGCGTCGGTGAGCTGTGAGAACGCGACCTCGATTGCGGTGAACGTAGCCTCGGGGTCGGGGTTCAGTAGATAGTCGGCAAGATCTTGGGCATCGGCGTCAGTGTCAAGAATGGATCCGGTGACCGCCAATGACTGGATGAAGTATTCGGCTTGGCTTCCAGCGTCGGAAGCGGTGCCGGACTTGTTGTTCAGCGTAGAGACATAGACGAGGTTGACAACTTTGTCGGCCCCGAATGAGATGTCGACGTTTCGGTACGGGTAGTTCGTGCCGTCGTCATGGAAAGCGGCGACAGGCGACGACAGCGTGGCGCCGATCCGGTTCTCGAACACTAGGACGCCTTCGCGGTCGATGAATAGCCGGCCTTGTTCGGCGTCGTTGACAAGTTGCAGATAGTCCAACACGATTTGGCCGAGCTCGAGGTTGTAGTCGCCGCCGCCGCCGATCTCGACGGTGCCGGTGGCGATTGAGCGGGCCGCGCCGGACGGATAGTTGACCTCGGTCAGATCTAGGACGGCGCTGATGCGGGCGCCAGACAACTGCTTTGATAGTGAGGTGGTTTCGGTGACTGTCTGTGCGAGCAGATAGAAGTCGTCGGCGCAGGTGACGCTGACGGTGTCGTCGCCGTCGAGCGCAAAGTTGTAGTCGTAGTCGATGATTCGGCCGACGAACAGCAGCTCGGATTCGCGGTACAGCCGCACCGAGCGCATTGGGGCTAGTCCTGGTTTGTCGTTGTCTGGGTCGTAGTAGGGCGAATCGGTGGCGAACGGGTTGAACACGCCGCCAGCCGCCGTGTCGTCTAGCACGAACGTCATGGTGCCGGCGCCGAACTGGTCGGATATGTCGCGGCGTCCTCGTTTGATTCGGATGCCTTTGACGCCGTCGGTGACGTCAGCGAAGTCGGTGAGGCCGTCCAGAACGAACGTGGTGCCGTCTAGAACGCCGCGTACCGTGTCATCAAGCCGAAACCCTTGTACGGGTGCGCCGGTGTCGATTTCGAGCGTGTAATCGCCGGACTGAACGACGGTGGCGGTCACAGCCGGCTGACTCCGAACTGGGCTGAGCCGCTGGTGCGGTTGTAGTTACGGATCGCGGTAACCACGGCTTCGCCGACTTCTTGGGTCGGGTTGATCGTCGACACATTCACGGTCACGTTTTGGACGGCGCCAGATGGTGCTCGAGTAATGCTGGCGACCGGCGTGATCGTCGTGGATGCGACTGGCGGGGCCGACAGGAAGCCGAGCTCGTCGCGCGGCGGAACGTACGTTGAAGGCGTGACTCCGGCGCTGACTTGCTTGACCTTGTTGAAAGCGTCAAGGACGCGAAGCGCCGAGGCATAGGCGGCGTCGAGGTCGCCGGTGTCGATCTTGATCTTGAGCTCCTCAGCGAATGCGAGGGTGAGCAAACCGTGCGCGTTAAGCGTTTCGATGATGGCGCGGGTGAGATCTCGTTCTGCTTGTTGGAGTTCGCGGACGTTGTCGGACGATTCAGCGATGACTTCGTTGTAGTTGTCAAACTCGTTGCGGAGCGCCTCGATGTCGTCTTCGACGTCAAGCACTTCAAGCATTCGGACAAGCTCGGGGTTCAGTTTTTTGACGTTGTCATAGACGGCGTTGACGGAACGCGCCAGATCTTCTTGGGCGCCAGCCGCGGCGTCAGCCGTGTCCTCAAGGTCTTCGAGGCCACCGGATGCTTCCCGAACGCTGGCGTACATGTCGCCGGCTTGCTTGCGGGCCTCGTCGACGCTCGGCGTGAAGTTTTGTTCGATTTCGTCGCCGACGATGCCGAGCTTCTTGGCGAGCCAGCCGAGGCCGTCAGCCGCGGCCTTGAGAGGAGCCAGGAGCGCTTTCACGATGTTTCGGACTGTCTCAAAGCGTCGGTACAAGAGCACCAGACCGGCTACAAGGGCCGCTACAGCGACGACTACGATGCCGATGGGGTTAGCGGTCAGAGCGGCGTTGAAGGCCCATTGGGCGGCTGTGGCGATGGCTTGAGCTGCGGCCCACGCTTTCATTGCGAAGTTGGCGACCACGATGGCGGCGGATAGGCCACCGATCGCGGCGGCCAGAGCGATCACGATCTCGGTGTTCTGGCTGGCCCAATCGGCGAACTTGATGACAATGGGCAGGAGCGCTTCGACGGCGGGAAGGAGCGCCATACCGATTGATTCGGACGCTTGGCTGAAGGCCACTTTCATCTTGTCGGTCGAGTTTGCGGTTGCTTCGGCGGTCCCGCCGACCTGGTTCTCGATCTCCTCGAGGATCATGGTCTGCGCCTCGAGGACGTTGCCGGACTCGACGAGTGTGCGGATTTGGTCCTGCTGGGCCTTCGTAAACTGGATGCCCGAACGGCGAAGCGCGGTCAGGCCGGCGATCGGGTCGTTGAGTGCTTTGCCGAGCTGCTTGGCGTTGTCGGTGACAGATCCGAAACCGGCGGACGCCATGTCGAGGGTGAGTTGTGTGGCGCGGTCGAATGCGCCTCCGACCTCGTCAGCGCTTGACGCGATGTCCTTGAAGGTGAGCAGTAACGCCTGGGATTCTTTGATGAGGTTTTGGTCGACGCCGGTGAGGCGGGCCTGTTCATTAGCCAGATCGACAAGGCGGCTGGTGACGACCTGAGTTTGATCGCCGAACAGGCCCATCGAGGTCGCGATCTGTTCGATGCGGGCGTTAGCGGTCGCGGCTTGCTCGCCAGCGGCCACCATCTTTGCGCCGGCCACGGCGAGTCCCCCGAGCGCAGCTGTGGCCGGCACGAACGCCTTCTTGAGGGCGAAGCCGACTTTCTGCGACGTCTTCTCAAGTCGTTGGAACTCGCGCTGGGCTTTCTTCAGGCCGGCGTTCGAGAACTCACTGACGATGGGAATATTGATTGCCATCTACCGGAGCTCC